TTTTTTTTTTTTTTTTTTTTTTTTTTTTGCTGATTTTATTGAAGGGTGCTTGAAAAACCATACGCAAATCAATCTCAGGATTCTGTTCCTTAACTGCTTTAACTTTGCGACGGTCAGCACTATCCCAGTATCCCTTACATTCCAGCCAGATCCCATTCGGTAGAACGAAATCTGGCGTATAGGAATGATGGATTACATACGGAACTTTTGTGCTTTCGTATTCATACTTGACACCTAGCTCGACGAGAAGGTCAGCAACCTTCTCCTCCAGCCCAGATCTGAATGCCATCTAATTTTATTGAGTTTTTAAGGTAAGAAACGCCTCGATACTTAAGGAGTTGCTCACGTTGAGCAGCTTTTTGTTCACGGACACGTTGACGAAGTTCGACTTGTGGCATGATTAATTCCTTGAGTACCTGATCCCCGTTCCATGATCAGATGTTATGCGTCTATGTAAGATTCCAATACAATCTTGGTGAATTGCAATGCCAAGTAATCAATTGATTCTTGTTCTTCTGGATCACCACCAGGCCATCGTTCTTTGTAGACACGTAATGCGTCACGAAGAATGACAGCGGCGTCAGTTGTAAGTGTAATGTTATACATAGATGAACGTACGTTTCTTAGCCGATTACTGGGGCTGTGAGAGCAACAGGATTGCTATCAACAGCAGCCAAATCAAGAGGGAAGTTATGTGCATTACGCTCATGCATTACCTCTAAACCAAGACCAGCTCGGTTGAGGATGTCAGCCCATGTATTAATCACATGACCATCACGGGAGACAATTGATTGATTAAAGTTAAAACCATTTAGGTTGAATGCCATCGTAGACACACCAAGGCTGGTAAACCAAATGCCAACAACAGGCCAAGCGGCAAGGAAAAAGTGGAGAGAACGACTGTTGTTAAAACTAGCGTACTGAAAAATAAGCCGACCAAAATAGCCGTGCGCTGCAACGATGTTGTAGGTCTCTTCTTCTTGACCAAATTTGTAACCATTGTTTTGAGATACATCTTCAGTTGTTTCACGAATAAGCGAAGATGTGACCAGAGATCCATGCATAGCTGAGAACAATGCACCCCCAAAAACACCAGCAACTCCCAACATGTGGAAGGGGTGCATGAGTATGTTGTGCTCGGCTTGGAAAACCAGCATAAAATTAAAAGTACCGGAAATGCCAAGAGGCATACCGTCTGAAAAGCTACCTTGTCCAAACGGATAAATAAGGAAGACAGCAGCCGCCGCAACGACTGGCGCAGAGTATGCAACAAAGATCCAAGGCCTCATCCCTAATCTGTAACTGAGTTCCCACTCACGTCCCATATAGCAAAGGACACCGAGCAAGAAGTGGAAGACGACCAATTGGTATGGTCCGCCATTATAAAGCCATTCGTCCATAGAACTTGCTTCCCACACAGGGTACAAGTGCAGACCGATGGCGTTGCTGGAAGGCACGACAGCGCCGGAGATGATGTTATTTCCATACATCAATGAACCTGAGACAGGCTCACGAATTCCGTCAATATCGACGGGTGGCGCTGCAATGAACGCCATAATAAAACAAATAGCAGCAGCTAGTAAACACGGAATCATCAGTGTTCCGAACCAGCCGACGTAAAGACGGTTATTTGTGGACGTCACCCACGAACAGAAGTCCTCCCAGGTTTGAGAGGCAGGCTGTTTAATTGAAATAGAACTCATAATTAAAAACCAACCCACCCACCACAATTAGTAAATCAGAAGTTGTACTTCAGACCTACTTTTGTGCCGTAGCTGTTATCCTCATCACCCGTAATGAATGACACTTCACCGTAGGCTCCGAGTTTCTCCGTCAATCCAACGGATCCACCTGCTTTCCCTGAAAGCTCTACGGAGGTATCTCCTGAATCGGGAGCGACGATACTAGGTCCCCCCTGGATATACCAGTTAGACCCTTCATAACCAATATGGTTGTCAATAACCGAGCCGAGATAATCAGACCCAGAAGTTGCAGAGTTAGACTCTACATTCACGTAGGGACCAGCAATTGCGGCACCATGTGCCATGCCGAGGAGGAGACCGGCAGCGATAATAGATTTCATGTGTTGTTAATTAAGCTTTTTTAGCAGTTTTAGCAGAGCGTTTAAAGTTAGCAGCCGTGGGTGCTCCTTTAGACCCAGGCTTTCTCATTTTTTCACCACTACCACCAGCAATACGTTTGCGTTTGGCGTGGATGTTTGCATACAATCCAGGCTTAGCCATTAGTATTTTTTACCAGCAGGTTTTTTAGTAGGCTTTTTCTTTTTTGCAGTAGCAGCAGCCTTCATACCAGCTTTGGTATAAGGATACTTTTTACCGTTGACCATTGGCATTACCAAACTCCGGGAATGATTTGTCCAGTCAAGGCGTACGCACCAAGCGCAGCCATGACACCTAGCATTGCCAGGCGTCCGTTGAGCTTTTCAGCTCGTTCGTTTTGTGTTTCTGTTACGTCCATAACTTGCATTGGTGGTTCTTTTGCGTAGATGTTTGTGCGTCCGCCGTCTTCAATAACAGTGGTCAAAAGTCATCCTCATCGTGAGTGGTTACATTAGGTTCGCTTGTTTTGAACCCTTGTGTTTTACCGAATAGATCAGCAACATCAGCAGGAGCCATGTCACCTGTATCAACACCAGCTTGACCGTTACAAGTAACGACCTGTACACCAACAAGTTTTAGTGATGTACCGTAGGTGGTTTGATCTTTAAGGACATAAGGTTTTTGATAGAACGCCAGTTTTACTTGGCTTCCAGAAAAGATAGGTGTTCGTGTATCAGTGACTGGTGTCCCTTCAGTGTCAACGATGGGAGGTTTAGCCTCTTCATTCCAACTGAATTTAACAATGTACTTACCTTCTGATACCTCTTCCCAAGGTTCAGGTCTTTGTACTGAACGCTTTGGATTTTTTAGTTTTGACTCGCACCATTTGACGAGGTCAGCACGGTCATCTTCTAGTTTATGAATCAATTCATCGTCAACAATAGCCTTCAATGAATAACCAAACTTAGACGGTTGCATTACAGCCTGATATCCCTCAAGGACAACAGGCTCTGGAGTTACAAATGTGTTTCTTGCCATTAACAAAAGAAATATGTGGAATCAATTACTGACTCAGGTTTTAACGTGTCAATAATCGGTGGTTCAGATTCAGCGCCAATTTGTTGCGCCCAATCCGTTAGGTAGTCATGCTCCGCAAATAGGTGCATGTATGTTTCACGAATGATTTGTGAAAGCACAGACATGTCAGTAGCACGACAAAGTACCGAGTCGTGTATGAGGGAAATCGGAGCGTTGAAGCGTATTGCAGATAGGTGTAAAAGGGATGCATCAAGTGAATGAATTAGATTTGGTGCAGTTGCATTTTTGTGGTGTCTTTTATCAACTTCATCAGTGTCACCTTCTGCAACTGTTACCTTGCAGCTACCAAGTAGTTGTAATTCAATACGTTTGGTATCTTTCTTCATTAGTTTCTGTGTTACCACGAAACCTGAAGGTGTGACCCAATTAAGAGATTCTGCACCACGATCAATAGCATTACTAACTTCTTTCTCAATCCATTTCATGACTTGCATGGGACCAGGAAAGATCTTATCCATTGCAGAACGTACTGCCTTGACAACCTCAGTTAGATCGTCCTTGTCAATTTCAAATCCTTTTTCTTTTAAAGCATCTCGTATGTACGATCTGTTTGAAAAAGGTTTTGCGTTGTAAGGAATCGTAAGACACGTCCTTTTTGTCACCTTTCTGTCCATGTATGGACGGATGTGTTCTGGTACATGAGGTTTTGCCTCTTCAGCAATGACCTTGTAAGCGTCTTGTGGTCTTAAACCAGGTAAAACATTGACAAGCTCGGCTGTACCAGCACAGCGACATAATCCGGCTAGGATTTGGAGTCCCGATGCAGTTGCGTCCACTGCGACCGGCAGATTTGTGTACTGACGATCACATTTAATGACACAATGATAGAACTCATCACATGCAGCGAGAAAAGTCCAAGGCTCCGATGCTGCTTCCCATTTAGGTAAGTTACCGATTGGATCTTCAGCAACACGACTAATTAAATCGTGGTTCTCATCAACCCATGACAACCGATCAGCCATGGTGTCCTTATCTAGGCCGTTTCCATACGTTGTTGCTACTTGAAAGGCTAACCATTCTTCAGCTTCAGGCGTCACAAAATCGTGATTGTGAAATTTTAAAAGTGATTTACCAAAGTCAGTATCTTGTGGCGACAAGTATGGAGCAATAGGATAACATCTTCCACGGTAATCTAGGCTCCAACAATGAAAGAACTTGTCTTCATCCTTGAATCTTTCCACCGCATTCATTGTCATCCTTGTTCGACATGACTTTTGAAATGCTTGAGCGTTGATGTTGCAAACCTCTGAGGCTCGTCGCCTGTAATCGTGACGTGCTTCCCGATTGGTAGCAATGTCAGGAGGCTTTGGTGGAAGAGGTATTTCTACAATTGGTATGAACTTACCTACTGCAATTCCTTTCTCCATCAGTGTTTCTGCAACACCAACAATGAAAGGGTTCAACGTATAAGCAACCTTCTGAATCTTGTTCAGGAAGGCGACAGGTGTTTCTCCCTGTCCCATGT